CTCTTCTTCGTAGATGTCTAGAAGTCAAGGAGGAGTAACGGGGTCTCCCCCGTCACCAACCAGAGCTACTATCTTTTCATAATAGTATGTGATAACTGGGTCACCCCGGCTATCAGCGGAGATATGATCTCCATACTGCATGATTGGATCGAAGATCTCAATATACAGTGACTCTGGGAGACGCCCACCCTCTTCGAACGTCATTCCGACCTTTCTCATCCTAGATGCTAGGATACTTAGTTTATTAACTAGACTATTAAGAACAGTCCAACCAGTAGGTTGAGTCCTCTGTGTGAACAGAGTAGAGAGGTCACTTGTCAGGAGTCCGATAGGTTCCTCTTTATTCTTTCCCATGAGTGTCTTGAAATAGGTTTCAGGTTCCATAGTATCTGCGTTAGAGATAGCCCGGAGCATATGGTCCTTGAGCCTTTCAAGAATAAGCACTTGAGGGAGAGAATTGAAGAACCCACCTTCTTCCGTTGAAGCTGGAAGAATTGCGAGTTCGGGTGTTCAAAAGACCTTTCCGGCAAACCGGGATTTAAGTTCTTTTGATTTGGCGACTATTTGTCCTATTCCGTCAGTATAAAATATTACGAAGAGTACCAGCCTGTAAAGGTGGTCCCCAAATCTTGGGTCTTGGAGTGAGGACCTCATGTCCTTCAGCTCTCTCCTAGAATAACGGAGAGAGTTCCAGACTTCCGTTCAAGAGCTGTACCCCTTTATAGCACGGTAAACCGTGTAGTAAAGGTCAAACTTTCCCTTAACTAGATCAATATATCCCGGGCCATAATGACCCGTGATCATAGCAAGGAAAAGGGTACATGTTTCACTAATAGAATGATCAGTGGATCACCCCCTCTCTCTCGAGAGAATGGTGGCACTGAGTACAGTGGTATATTTCTTATCACTGTACGCCAGTAGTGGAAAAGGAGTTACCTCCTTCCCATCTCTGTATCACCTTTTAGCGAACTCATATGTATCTTTCGATACATGTGTCTTGAGCGGTGAAGTCTCAACTCCAAGGCTCTTCATAATCTTGTTATACTCTACGGCGAGACGGTCATCACAGATGACCACATCGTCTCCGAGGATTACATACTTCGACCTTACCGAGATATTAGCATTCTTACCGGCCTGGTACATCACAAAGTGGTGTGCCAGTGCGAAGACTGATCAAGAGCTAAGGAAACCTATAGGTTGTCCTACCGCG